GGAGCATCTGTTTTAGGTGCTTCCGTATTGTCACCAAGTTTCTTTTCTAATTCCTGATATGACTTTGCTAAATCTTCAACTGAGTTGAATTTTTCAGGTAAGCCTTCAGGTTTACTTTGTGTAACATTTTCTTCTACAGGTTTTTCACTTGTAGTTTCTGGTTGTTTTATCTCTACTGTTTCTACCATTGTTTCCTTTTATTATTGTGGCTTAGTAAGATTACCTGCAACTTGAGGGATAGCTTTTTCAGCCATCTGCATCATTTGTTGTTGCTGTGCTTGTTCTTCTTGTGCCGCTTGTTCTTCCGCTAGTTGTTCTTGAGATTTTAATAAACCGTCAGTATCAATACCAAGACCGATAGCTATACGTTTAATTAAATCATCTGGGTTTAATGCCTGAACAACTTGTGGATTTATTTGTGCTAAGTTTCCTATCTCTGCAACAAATTCTCTTAATTTTTGTAAATCGTTTCCTCTACCCAATGCTTCAATACCAGTAATAATAGTAGGCTTAACTGTGCCTTTAGGTAATGTTGGAATTTCTTTAGCTGTTTCCATTCTTTTCATTAGTATAGAAACTAACGGTAGCTGAAACTCTTGTGATAATAGTGAATATATACCACCCATAGCAGTCTCTAATTGTTCTGCCATGTATCTAATCTCTTGTGCAGTTACTCTTTCTGCATCTCTTTGTATTGCTGTGTGTAGTAAGAAAGCATAAGACATTCTTTCTTCTAATTTAGCAATAGATTGCTGTACTACTTGTAAATCATATTGTTTCTGTGCCTGTAATACGGTTACATCTTCTGCACTTCCAGTAATAATGTCACCATTTCTAGTCATAGCTAAATCTTTTTTTCTAGTAACAGCATTAGGTCTAACCATAAATACTACTTTAGATGAAGCCGCCGCACTTTCTACAAGTGCTTGAGATAAACCTTCTAATGATTTTAAATCACCAATAAATTCTTCTACGTAACTTCTTCCATAATCTTCATTATCAACTCTTACCATTCTCAATGCTTGATAAGGCATTCTTTCATTTTTAAATGTACCAATACTTTCAGGTATTTTAATTCCGTTTACTTCTTGGCAAACGTAAAACTCATTGTCATTTAATTTATAAACATGAGTGTATAATTCTATTTCTTCATCAGATTTATAATCAGGGTCAGCAATTACTTGTGCTGATACTTCTTTACCTAAAGATAAAATACTTGCTTTCTCTTTGATAATTATTTCTAAAATATTTCCTGAAGCATCTCTTCTAACTACGTACTGTGATAAAGGAAATACTCTCATGCTTCCTTTTTTAGGTAGGTAAGTTAATACATTACCACCAACAATAAGATGTTTTAATGCTTCATAAACTGAAACTCTTAATGCAAGTTGTTCAATTTTACTTGATACTTCTTTTTCAATAACAGACAAAGATTTCTCAATGTCAGTTTTCATATCTTTATTTTCTTCCAGTTCTTTTTTAGCTTCACCTGCTATTTGTAATCTAAAGAATGGGGAGTTTGGTGGGAGTAAAAGTAAAAGAAGTTTACTTGCTAGGTTGTTGACACCTCTTGCACCAACTGATTGGAATGGATTGTATAGCTCACTTGAAGAAGTAAAGCCATCTGGTTTTATTAAAGAAGGAATAGTTAGTTCACTACACTCTTCTGCTCTGTCTAAATAATGTTCTCTCTCTGACTGAAGTTTAAGGTATCGTTCTTTAGCTGTATATTGCTTCTGTAGACTACCTTCGTATTCCATTTAATTAAATGCCTGAGTTAGTAGCAATGTTAAGACCTGAAGAAGTATTTAAAGCAGACGTACCTGATTTTTTAACTTTCTTCTTTTTAATGTCTAAATCTGCATCATTAGCTTTAACCAATTCAGGAGATAAATCCTGTGCTTGGTCTGCTCTAACTGGCATTGGAGCTACAGGCTGTACTGGAGCTTGAGGGACTTTTGGTGAACCACACATTATTGTTCTGACCTTTCTTTGAGAGTGTTAATAAAGTTTACTACGTCTCTTTGACCTGCTTTAAAGTAGATAGTCTTAGTATCATCTTGCAAGTTAGGAGACTTTTCAGGGTAGACGTTGTTTAATAATTTAATTAAATCGTCTACCTTCAATGGTAAAACCACATCATCTGTTAAGTTTTTCATCTAAAAGAGCAGGTTTAGTCCCACAGACTGCCAGTCACAGTCCCTTTATTATATTCGGTGGCTCTATTCTCAAAAAAGTTTGCATGTTCTACGCCATTTAATACCCAATCTAACCACGATAGAGGGTTTTCTTTGACACCAAAGTTAGGCTTTAAAGATAGCTGAAGCAATCTTCTATCAGCTATGTATCTAATATACTGTTTAACTTCATCAGCTTTAAGTCCTCTAATACCACCTTGTGCAAAAGCTAAATCAATAAACTTATCTTCTAAGTCAACCATGTCTCTAGCTGTTTGATAGATACTTGCTTTAAATTTTTCAGTCCAAATATTTGGGTTCTCTTTAATTAAAGCATGAAATATTTTAATCATACTTTCTACATGGTGTGTCTCATCTCTAATAGACCAAGTAACTATCTGACACATTCCCTTCATGCGTCCATATCGTTGGAAGTTAAGTAACATTACGAATGAAGCGAACAACTGTAAACCTTCTCCAAATGCAGAGAAACAAGCTATCTCTCTAGCCAATCCTTCTATGCCTGACCCTTTACTTTGAAATAGATAAGTATGTTTATCAGACATCTCTTTATATTCTTGAAACGCTTTGTATTCCTTATCAGGTAATCCAATAGTATCATTCAATAAAGAATAACTGTGTGCATGATTAGCTTCTGAAGTAGCTATAGCTGATAACATCATTCTAATTTCAGGTGGTTTAAATTTAGGAATGTATTTATCTAAATATGCTTGTGCAATATCGACATCACCTTGAGTAAAGAATTTTAATATTTGTCCTATTAAGTTTTTTTCTTCTGCTGATAATCTTTCATTCCAGTCTCTTACATCTTCATGTAATGGTACTTCACTAGGTAGCCAGTGCATTTTTTGTTGCATGTCGTAACTTGCAAATGCCCAATCGTATTCAAAGGGTTTGTAGTATGCTCTTGTTTTAAATAAACTCATCTTAGTAACTCTATCCCTTCTATTATGATTAATATTAATAACTCTACTGCTAGGACAGTATGATAAACCGTCCATAGCACTGTTTGTTTTTGTTGTTTTATTTTTCTTGTTTTCTTTTTAAAACCAAAAGATTTAATTGGTGGGTAATTCATTTCTGTCCCCTTTTAGTTCTATCTCCATACAATTTTTGCCATGACCAACTGGTTAAATAAGTTGAGTAATGATAAATTATTTTTAATATACATATCTTCATTATTCACACGCCAAGCAATCTGCTTCTGGTATGATTGTCCTTTCTACTTTTTTTGATACTAACTCTGCACGTTTGATTGCTTCGCTTCTGCAATAGTACAAAGTTTTTAATTTCTTTTTCCATGCTAACATGTGAGTGTCATGCAACTCTTTAATGTTTACATCAGCAGGGACGAAAAGATTTACTGACTGTCCTTGACAAATATATTTCTGCCTGTCAGCCGCATGTTCTATTATCCATTGTTGATTTATTTCAATACCAGTTTTAAAAACATCTTTTTCATAGTCTGATAACTCTTTAAGATGTAAGACACTGCCTCTTTGCGAGACAATGGACGACCATATAGCATCATTGTTTATCCCTTTCTTTTCTAATAATTTTTCTAAATATTTATTCTTAACTAAGAATGAACCAGACATAGTTTTTTGCACATAAGCATTGGCTCTATAAGGTTCTATTGAGGGTGAAGTAGTCCCACAAATAATAGATGATGAAGCGTTAGGGGCAACAGCTAATAAGTGTGCATTACGCATACCAGTGCCTTCCATGTCAGGAGCTTCTCCTCTTTTAACTGCAAGTCTTTTACTTTCTTCTACTGCTTCTTCTTTGATACTTTTAAACATTTTCATATTTAAAGATTTAGCTAACGCACTTTCAAAAGCTATGTTCTTAGATTGTAAATAAGCATGGAAACCCATTGCTCCTAATCCAATACTTCTTTCTTGTGCCGCACTAAACTTTGCTCTGAACACGCTGTCAGGTGCATTCTCTATAAAGTAAGTTAAAGCGTTGTCTAAAAATCTAACTAAATCAGGTATGAATAATTTATCATTCTTCCATTCATCATACTTTTCTAAATTAACAGAAGACAAACAACACACTGCTGTTCTATCTTCGTTAGTAGGTAAAGTAATTTCAGTACATAAGTTTGAGTGATGTACTTTTAATCCTAATTTCTTTTGTGTTTCAGGCAATGCTTCATTGATAGTATCTATGAAAGAAACATAAGGCTCACCAGTAGCTACTCTATTTTCTAATAGTTTTTGCCACAACTCTCTAGCTGATACTGTACGCACTACTTCTTTTGTATGTGGGTCAATCAAGTTCCAACTGTCATCATACGTGGGTTCAGCTACACACTTTTCAACCAAGTGCATAAAATCATCTGAAATATTTATTGCATGGTGAAGGTTAAGGCATTTTCTATGTATGTCTCCTCCACTAGGTTTTCTCATTTCTAAAAATTCCATTATCTCTGGGTGAGACATGTCCATGTAAGCCGCATAACTACCACGCCTTGTTTTACCTTGAGAGAATGCAAGTATCTCACTGTCAACTACATGTAAAAATGGAATTGAACCTGATGATTGTGAACCACCTGAAGTGCTTGTA